GCTGGTCCATGGTTAAGTGATGGTCGCATACTTACATATCTATTAAATCATCCTAATGAATTCTTTGAACAATTAAAATCAGAAATTACCAAAGAAGCAGCAAAAGGCCAAAAAGGTGGTTACTCAGTAAGTATTCGCTGGCATGATGCTGGTGACTTCTTTAGCCCTGAGTATATGGACATGGCATTTAAATTAGCTCAATCATTACCTGACGTTAAGTTTTATGCTTATACTAAAGTAGCATCGGCGGCAATGGCTAATAAGCCTAGTAACTTTATTATTAATTGGAGTGAAGGTGCAAGTACCGGTCAAGAAAAACAAATTAAGAGAAATGATCCAAACTTAGATGTAACTAAGAATAGTCGTATCGTTCCTAGTAGTTTGTTTTATGATTTATTAGTTAAGGATTCTAAAAAGAACTTGGTTAAAGGACCTGAAGGTCAATGGCAAGTAATACCTGATGAATTACCTGAATTAAAACAGCGACTAGCTGATAAGTATGGCATAAGCAAGAATAGCATATTAAGCTACGATGAATGGAATACTAAGGGCAAGAATAATAAATCCATGAAGTGGAATGTTATTGTTGCCCCAGGTGAGCCTGATTTAACAGCAAATGACCCCGGTGTATTAGGCACTCTATTGTTGAAGCATTAATGCGTATTAGAGAGTTATTAGAGTCGGTTCAGGACCAAGCTATCCACTTGACCAAATTGGGTAAGTTTCATAGTGGTTCTGACCAGTTAGGTGAATGGGTTCCTGAAAGGTTAACTCATTCATTTGCACTGCATCCTAATAAATGGGAATCAACCTTTTTTAGTTTGACTAATAAAGATCCTAGAAAGATCAGTTACTATAAACCCAAAAATATAGATATTGTACCAGGTACTTTAGTAGGAGATATGGCTATTGCCAATCGTTTCTATCGTACTAAAGATCCAGTAGAAAGAGAACAGTACGCTAAAGCTTACAAGGATTCGTTAAAACCTTATCCAGTTGATGTTAGTCAGTATCGCATGCCTGAGTTGTTAATTCCTAGAGAACAAAGTGTAACAGAAGAAGTAGACAATAAACCAACTATTGGTATCAATGTCAGAAGTGATGGCAATACTGACTACGCTAGTTTAATTGTTGACGGTAAAAAGAAATACGAATCTAGAAAAACCGACAGTCTTAGGCCATATGTTGGTAGAACTGTTGGTATTGTTAGAACTGGTAATGGCCCTGCAGTTGCAATTGGGCAAGTAACTATTGGGGAACCAATAGTAGTAGATGCTGAAAAGTTTGATAAACTTAGAAAACAACATCTAGTTCCGCAAGGTAGTCTGTTTGATATCGGAGCCAACGATACCAAATACTTGTATCCAATGATTAATCCAATACGTTGGGATGAAGAGAAATTAATAAAGAATAAAGGTATCGTTGCTAGAAAAATTCAAGAGCAAGAATTAACCGAGTTTGACTATAATAAACATGTCAACATGCTTAATGATTATATGAATAAATTAGGCTATAGTTATATCGGTCATGGTACAGACGCACATGTTTTTGCTAAAGAAGAAGGTCCAGTAATCAAAGTATTAATACCTGAGAATGGAGATATCTCTACTGCTAAAAATCCATTCTTAGCATTTCTTAATTATTGCGAGAAAAATGCTAATAACCCACACTTACCAAAGTTTATAGAAACTACTAAACAACCAATTCAATTGGGAGTTGAAAAGTTTGATCAGGTAGTTATGGAACGATTAGAAGAATTAGATCCTGACTATGATGAAATGATTATAGATATGATGTATAGTATTGACGAAGGTAGACCATTAGATCCACAATATCGTCAATATGCTAATTTCTATAAAACACTTAAATCAGTTATAGCCACTGGTACTAAATTAGGATTTAGTAATGATATTATCGCTCATGATTATAGTAATGTAATGCAGAGAGGGGATACACTAGTAATTGCGGATCCTTGGGTTAGTGCAGGGTTAAAGGAAGAATTATCTGAAGGACTAATAGACTTTGTACAACGAAAGCTTGGATTAAAGTGGGGTCAAGCAGGAGATGTTATAAAAGGTAGTGTAGTAGCAGAATACCTTGATTCACAAGGTGACACTATAGACTCGGATAAGTATATCAATAGTAAGTTTAAATTGATGAACATCAGTGATGATGAGGCAGCCAAATACAGAGAAATATCTGATAGATCAGGATGGCCTAGCAATACACCATATGAGAAAATTAAAGATTGGGGCATAGACGATTACAAAATGAATCGTATTCGCAGGAATGATGTTACATATCAAAGTTTAATGAAACACATTCCTGTAGTATCAAAGCGTGGATTTATAATTAATGGTAATCATCGTATCGCCCGCGCTATCGAACTTGGAATAGATCCTATTCCAGTTCTTAAAGAAATTTAAATCTTTAGTAGTTGACCAATAGTAAATAAACTTTTCATATAGGGTGATACATTCTTTAACACAGAAACTTCTATATCACCTTTTCTACGTGGCCCAATCGTTACATCAATTTTACAGTTATTAATACTTTCAAATATAGTTACCATTTCTTTAACTGTATAACCTTTACCATGCCCTAAACACTCTAATTGATTAGAGGACTTTTCAATAGCGGTTTTAATAGAATTGCAAATCTCATTTACATGTACATAATCACGAACACAAGTACCATCGCCTGTATTATAATCACCACCGTATATAGTAAATTTGCCTGTTTCACTAGCCTTAATTAAATTGTAGAATAATCCATCTGGATTAGTAGGTTTAACTACTGTACTACCAATTACATTGTAAAATCTAAAGATAGTATAATCCATACTACTCATTTCAGAATAAGACCTAACTACATCCTCTGCCGCACGTTTACTAACACCGTATGCACTTTCACATGATTCAGCAGCACCAGTGCTAGCGAAAATAAAGTTTTTAGTTTTTATTTTATTGATTACATTCATCGTACCATTTAAGTTAGTAATGTAATATTGAATAGGTTGCTTTTCACTTTCTCCTACATTAACTAGAGCGGCTAAATGTATAACTGCATCAAATTCTTCGTCTAGTTGAAAATGACGGTTAATGTCACATTGATAAAATGCATGTGGTGCTACTTGTGGTTCAACACGATCAAGGCCATGTACTTCGTATTCATCTTTTAACATAGTAGTAAGATGACTACCAATATATCCTGAGTTACCTGTTATTAATACTTTTTTCATAATCCTTCAAATAGGCTTAAGCCTGTTACTTCCTCTACTGGTCTGAAAGAGGGGTCTTTAGATAAGTATGTATCATTATCTGTGTAGATAATATTAATAAATTTTTTCTTATTAGACAACACACTTTCAAAATCTTCACGTGCCAAATGTGTGCGATTCAAATCAGTAATATAATCACGGTATTTAACAGTGTCATATGTATTGATTTTAGCGGCATTAGTATTGCTACGCTTACCTACAAAATCATCTAAAAATTGAATCCAACCTTTAGCTACATCATTATCAAGGCTTTTTACATAATCTAATGCTGATGGTAGTTGATCACCACCATAAATTGTTTTAATCAATTCACTAGCATTCTTTATATCTACCTTATGATAATATTGACTGACAAAATTATCACTCCAGTCTTGTGTATCTAATACTACACATGGCATATGACCAAGACATTCTAAAAATGCAAATGGATAATTCTCACGCAAACTTGGCATAAAGAATACGCTACTACTACGAATAAAATCTACTTTTTCTTTTCCAGTAATACCTGCCTTAATCACATAATCATGAATGCCTGACTCACTAAATGCTTTTTCAAACTTCTTAGCACCATTGCTATTAGTCATCACTTTGCAAGGTAGTTTAGCTTCCTTCATTACCCGAATATATGCTTCAGGGTTTTTACCTTCTTCCCAACGACCAATAAATAGAACGCCTTTACGATCACCAGTGTATCTTTCTAATAATCCACGCTCGCTCATTGGCATAGGTAACAAACGACAGTTTGTTGCTCCGTACTTAGTTAGTTCATCAATATTCTTTTGGCTTTGTGTACCGATAATAATATCAGTAAACTCCATATGTTTGTTATAGAAGTTATGATAACTGTCTAAGAATACATCACTACCTTGGCTTTCACGGAAAATCATACTATGCAAATGTGTATAGAATACAACAGGAATATATTGATTGACAGTCATAGCATAGGCCGCTGTCATTGCTTCCTGTGTATTGCATACCAACATATCATAAATGTTAGTTTCAAATCCCTGTAGTATACTTTTTCTAAAATTTACAATTTTTTCAAAATTGATAGTATCACTAAACGCAAATGTAGCGGTATGGTCTGAATACTTAAGAGGTTCTTTTGGTGAAATAATATTTGCACCCAAACTTTCTATAAGTTTACTAAAATCATTTGTGGGTGCTTTGTCTAAAACAATGTCAACTTTCCAGTTGATACGCTGACACATTTCAGTAAAACCTTTTGCAAACTGACCAATACCACCATGTGGAATAAAATGTTGGTCACTAATCAAAAAACCAATTCGTTTTTCATATAGTTTCATTATGTACCCCATTCGTTTTTGAATAAAGGTACCTGGAGTCTATCGCTGTATCGTAATCCATGTTTCATTGCTAACATGGCTACATTTTTATTATTCATAGAGTATACACTTTCCACACCACCTACTGGCATTAGATAAACATGGCCTTTAAAACCTGCGGCACGATATGCGGCAATAGCGCATTCAGCATCAGCAAAGTCTTGTTCTGTGGCTATCACAAATTTTAGATAGGATGTGCCATATTGTTCGTATTCACAGACTATTTCGGGTTTGATAGCATCATCCCACGCTTCTCCGCTACAAGGCAGTTTAGCACTAACACTAAATGTGATTTCTCTATTGTACCATTTGCTCCATTCTTTCAGTGCTAATTTAAATTCTGGAGTTAGTTTTTGAGTACCATTTGTTTCAAAAGTAATTTCTTTTAAATCATGCATTTTAAGATGATTTAACAAATCAGGATATTGTCGTTGCCAACCCAGTAGAGGTTCGCCACCTGTAATAACCAAATGTTCATCACGCCATTGGCCATATGGGAGAATTTCCATGATCCTATCTACAATGGCATTTGTACTAAGTACAGGACTTAGTTCTTTAAACGCAGGATCCCAACTGGCATAACTATCGCAACCCGTACTGACAAGAGGCAGTTCTTTATAGTCTTTGTAAGGAGTATTTCCATGAGCAAATGCTACTTGAATTCTTCCTACACTTTTTTCTCCACGCGGCATGCCAAATCCATCGCAGGTGAAATTACAGCCAAATGTACGAAGAAAAATACTTGGCACACCGGTGTATTTTCCTTCTCCTTGAATACTATAAAAAAGTTCGCTTACTTTAATCTTACTCATCTGTATAATCTTTAAATAATTGTATACGGGCTTTTTTGCCTAATTCCTGATCAAATATAACTCTTGCCGAAGTTAACATAGCACAGGCTAACATTAGTACATCTTCTCTATTGTCACACATCATAATTTGGCGATCAATGGGTTCCATTAATTCTGCCATACGGTCTCTGATATCACTCATTTAAAATTCCTGAAGTATTCACCAATGTCGTATAATCCCTGCTATGATAAACATATTTGTAATGATATATGTTAACACAATACAAGTTCTAACCAAAGCTATTAGGTCACTTTCCTGATCTGTAGCACCAGACTTTTCTCCCAATGCCTTGCTCCATAACCGCCAAAGCCTAACCCTCGTAGATTGCTGAATTGGCTCCATGCTCAAAAACCTCGGCGCTTTTAATTCTTACATTAGGATTAATGGGATATCGCATATTACCGCTAGCTAATAATTCAGCCATCTTGTCAAAACATAATTTAGCAAACATTTCACAACCCACGCCTTCTACAATACGTAAGTCACAAATTGCACCGCGCTCATGCGGTTTAACTTCAGAATGATTAGCCATCCCTGATTGTGGTGGATGACCCATCCAACTCATTTTACGGAAGAACTCTAAATAAGGATCATCTTTTGCAATGACCAATGTATGATCAAACATATAATCGGCCCAAGTCTTGAATTCTTTTAGGCCACCAAAGTCCATACCCCAGTTTTTGTCATCCAATGTTTCACATTCAAATATCAATTTGATACCAATGCTGTATCCATGTAGGGTACTACAATGACTATGTGTAGCGCGCCATTGTCTAAAACAGCAACTCAATCCTCTGTCATTGCCATATGTTTTAGTTGAATAAAACTTTGCCATATTAATCAACTAAATTGGTTACTAGAGTTTTGATTTCGGCATCGGTTAAGAAGAATTGATAGGTTGAGGTATCTACAACCTCACCTTTATCATTTTTACTTTCTTGGATAAACTCAATATGAGTCAAACTTTGTGGTTTCAAACACCTATTTTTTTTAACTCTAACTGTGTATTGATGCATATCTTTAAGAACAAATTCTTTCATTTTATTACCTTTTTAAAATATCAATCATTTTTTTCTGAGATTCTTCTTTTAAGAATTCATCTTCACCTGTAAACTTACCAGATCGTTCAATTATATCATCTAATAAAAACTTAATATTATATAACTCTTTTTTTATTTCCCATTGAGTAAATCCATCATTAACTGAACTATTTAGTTCTCTTCCAGCTGCACTAATTTGGTGAACTACAGTATTTAAATCTAGTGGTTTTTTAAAACCCATTGTTATACCTTACAGGTACAGTTGCGTCCTTGATTGCAATTTCCATTGCAATTATTATTGCTTGTGGTTTTAAATATTGAAAAGTATATTATAGCAACAATTATAGGTAATGTCAATATCGTCAACATTATCGCATCCTTGCAATCTGATAAAATTCATTGCGTACTTCGGGATCAGATTTAAACCCACCACCAAGTCTAGTAGTAACGGTACTACTACCAGTATCTTCTACACCTCGGCTTTTGACACAGTAATGTTGAGCATCAATCATAACCGCAACATCATTTGTTTCAAGGATAAACTGTAGTGCATAGAAAATCTGTTCAGTCAATCGTTCTTGAATTTGTGGACGTTTGCTAAAGTATTCTACAATACGGTTGATTTTACTGAGACCCAATACTTTTCTTTTTGGTACGTATGCTACAGTCGCTAATCCATCTATAACTACAAAATGGTGTTCACAGTTACTTTGAACGTTGATATTACGTTCAACCACCATTTCATTATAGTGCATTTTATTGTCTACTGTAGTACATTTTGGGAATGCTTCAAAATCAAGTCCCCAAAAAATTTCATTTACATACATTTTAGCAACACGATTAGGTGTTTCTATTAGACTATCATCGGTTAAGTCTAAGCCGAGAATTCCCATAATCTCACGAAAATGATTCTCAATTTTATCAATTTTTTCTTTTCGGTCAATACCGTTTGAAATAACAGGAGTTTCAACTCCCATTCGTTCTAGATATTCGTGTACTAGTAATCCTAGTTCAGGATCTGTTTTGGTCTTATTATACGACATTTGATAACCCTCCGTTGTGATGGTTTTGTTTTGACATTTTGTCACCTTTTTGTGACATTAATATTTATCAATATTTACTTTCTCTAAGATATTTTCTATAGTCAGTAGACATTCTAAGCATACTATCACCTTTGCCTTCTAAAATGTCACAAATTCGGTCAATAGTACCATCATTATACTTACTAATCTTACCAATATTACTGTGAGGTTTAGTCAACAATTTCTCTAGTTTAGCTAGGGCATCTTCTATTGACCAAGGTATATAAAGTCTTGTATGGTCATTAGAAAAAGTTTCAGGGAAAGACCGATAAGCAGGGAATAAAACATTACACCCAAGAGCATCTGCTTCACTGACTGTGTTGGAAACCCAATCTTGAAGGGCGCAATTAAAGACAACCCTACTATCATTAAGAATATTATAATAAGCATTTTTTTCTAAGTTTTCATAAACCGTTAGCCAACCTTTTTCTTCAAACTTGCGAGTCCTACTCATGTAAGATTGATTGTTTGATTTAAGACTACCGCCGCTACATATAACAAATTCAGTATTGTGATTTGGATGTGAGGCATAATATGCTTCAATCAAATCCATATACAAATCAGGTTGTTTTTCTTGATCCCATCGTGAACTGAATACCACACGCATTCTACGATCTTTGAAATTTTTAATTTTCTCAACACGGCTTTGTACTTCATCAAGACCAAATGCAAGCCCACTGATATTGTAGATTGATGCCTTCCAACCTGCTACCTTCATGTGCATGACCATTTCTTCATTAGTAGCAAGCAAACCATCTACGAACGAATCAACCATTTTTTCATAATGGCCCATCCACTCTGACATGCCCCAGACATGAACAAAATCATCTGGATCAATAGACTGAGCAAGACAGCGAACAAAAATACGAGGCTGATGCTCACTACCGATTTGATTGAGGATATAAGGTAAGCTCTCGATTCCTGGTTGAAACATGTCCTCAAAGTAGATAACATCTTCATTAGTGCATTCTCCTGCCTTCATCATACGAACTAGATTCATTAGTTGCGACATACCAAAATATGTGCGACCATGTGCATCTAGTACCTGACCAGTAACAATAGCTTGATCAGTAGTTAGTGTTTCACCCGGTACAATTACATAATCGATTCCTCGACGTTTGAATACAGATTCATTCCAATCTTGTAACTGTAAAGTGTATCGGGCTTTGTAGGGCTCTAGGCCCATATAAAATAGTTTACGCATTATTTTCTCTCGGTATCTTCTTCAACGCATTGTGTTCCATATTGGACTTCAAGAATATGACAATATTCATCGTAGTTATTTTGACCTTGATGCCAAACATTAGGGGATATAATATAAGTTTCGTTTTCTTTTTTAGATACTAGTAGTATATCATTATTATGAATTGTTGCAATATCACATTTACCCTTTAATATATACCAATGTTCATTGCGCTTTGTATGGCGTTGCATTGATAATTGTTTCTTAGGTTCAATGACTAGTTCTTTGACCTTATAAGTAATTTTATCATCCAAAACTCTATACCATCCCCAAGGACGTTTTGTTTTGGGAGATTTCCATTCTTCTAATAGCCAACTACTACTATTCTTTTTATCTTCTCCGCCTACACCAAATACAAATTCTATATCGGAAAATACCATTTCAGGAATGTTGTCTTTAGTACGATCACCACCATTAGCAAAGATAATTTTATCTGTAGGATACATTTCTTTAACTTTACGTATGGCATCAATCGCGGTTCCATCAGTATCATCAAAATTAATAACATTGTGAACCATATGTAGATTATCTAGTATAGTCATGCGTTCGTGCCATGGCATAAATGCTTGACCCTTTTTGCGTTCAAGCCAAGCATCGCTGTTAAGACCTACAATTAATTGGTCACCTAGATGCTCGGCATGATTCAAATAACTAATATGTCCACTGTGTACTGGATCAAATCCTCCAGTAACTAGAACTATAGTTTGCATTAGGCTGCTTTCATATCAGCATCCCACATATTCTTTATAGGTTTGCCCTGCAAGAGTTTGGTATATTGTCTAAATACATAGCTTTTAGTGCTATAGAGTTCGGCTTCGTTAAAACGATAGCCATATTCCACACAAAAATCCCGATATTTTTCGAGGTCGTCGAAAATTGCATGAACACGGGCGTTAGGTTGAAAGTTATATTTTGCCATTATATTTTCCTTTAAATAGCAAGTTGTTGATAAGGTTTGGTTGTGTTGTAGTAAATTGTGGCGCCGTTCTCACCATCTTCTGATACAGTGATATGAATGTCACGGTCGGGATAGCGATTAGCAATAGACTGATAAAGGTCATCACTAATCATTTCACAACTTTTGAAATTTAGTTCAAGTGTGCCGCGATAGAGATTCTCCAACCATCGCTTAAACTGAATAAATTCAATATCCCTGTCGTTATGAAATACTTGAATCGCCACATTAAAATGAAAAATGTGACGATGCGGAGTTCCTAAAAAGCTTACGTCATATTCATCTCCTGTTGCCAAATTAGCATCAATAGATGCTGCTGGATAGCAATGAATACCTTCTTTTTGAAACGTAACCCAAATCATGCGTTTGGCTTGATCTTTAATACGGTTACGCTTTTCTTGTTTAGCGAGTACTGCTTGTTCCATTATCTATCATCCTCAAAGTTAACTCGGTCATGTTCTTCTTCCCATTGAAGTTTCTGCAATTTTCTAATTTCAAGTTGGGTTTTTGACCTTTTACTGATCAAGTCTTGAAGTTTTACTTGGTCTTTATTTTCATTTTTCATTAATGAAAAAACCTCGTTGTCTAGATTTTTGTAAGTTTCTTGTAAATTTCTAATTTGAGATTTATATGGCATGTTGATTCCCGATTATTAATCCTCTATATTATAGTCAGTAGTTGCACTGGGCACACCGTCAAATTCCAGCCATTTAGATGCCGGGCATCGAATACGTGCTATTGTAACTTTAAAGGGCATAAGACACCCGCATTTTTTACAGACTTTAACAATATTGTTGAATTCATCACAACTTTTACAAATTGCGTAACGTTCACTAGCAGTAACGAGTGGTACAAACATAACGACCTTTCCTTTAATCTGTAACTAGCACTGTATGCTCGTTTTCATCTTCATATGTATTGAGTTCTTCTGTAGCAAACAATTGATCAAACATTGTCATAGCATTTACTGTTTTCTTACCACTAAATCCTTGACTACCGCTTTGCATCTGCATCCAAAATCTGCTATAATGATCAATCAAGTCTAGACTCTTTTGACGGTCTTTGAGAGAGAAAATTTCATCTACAATTTCACTAAAACGAATACGCTCAAAAGTTTCATTCATAATCATTTTTGGAATAATACCTTGTTCATATCTACGGTTAGCCTCTTGCACAGCATAGATATGTTGATATACATTGTGAGATTGAAGTAGAGTATAACTTAATGTATCCCAACTAGTTTTTGTTTCTTTACCATGCTGACCAATGAATCCTTGACCCCTGTAGCATAAGTCCTTCATAAGCATTCTATCAGTTACGGGACTATCTGTAAATAGTTTATGGATACCGTCTTGTAGTACACCGTCACTAAATTTGCGAGTATCTGTAGCATAAGATTTTTTCTCTGCGGTTTTTTCCATGCTATAGGACCATTTTTTATTATGCTCAATACTGGTATTGAAATATGCTAGTCCTTTAGCTGCACTGAAAAATGGACTAGCACAGTCAAAAGTAATCTGAAGTTTTGAGTTATGATACTTCCTAACCGCTCGTTGAATATCGGTAAAAAGTACCGCATATTCTAAAATAGAAGTACCCAAACAATGAATCAAATCATGCTTACCTTCTTGTAGAAGACCATCATGGATGATACCCACGATACGTTTGAGAGTAAGATGAATATCAATTTTATTTTGTCCCCCAAATGCCCAACCATTGAAATGATTTTCAGGATAGATATTTGGGTCACAATATTTTTTCATCTCTTCATACCACTGGTCACTTTGAGTATGAGTAAGACCCTGTAGAACATTTAAGAACTTGCAGTTACCATTACGGTTCTCAATAAAATATTCGTTATTGATATGTGTAGCATCGATAGCCTCTTGAATAGTACTGATGCCATGTAAAGACTTACCTGTCTTTGGATCCTTTAAGTGAAATGTGCGTAGAGATTGCGAAGGAATATCAAGACACATACCATAGTCCATGTATGTGTCCATCCATGTGAGAACTGCTTTACGCTTAATCATTGCCTTGGGACAGTTAGGATCTTTCCAATCTGCGGGCCATTGACCTTTTAGAATTTGAAAACCACCGCTATCTCCTAGCATAAATGTACCACTTTCACGATCACGGATAATACTTTCGTTGAAGTCAACTTTAGTAGTATCTAAGTTAGCATGACCCGCACTATACAATCCCCATTTGTAATAGTACATTCCTTCTTTACTATTAAGAAAATTAAGTTTTTCTACATCACCACCAAACCCTGGTGGGATTCTTGCAGCTTCAAAATACTCTTCACCATTGCGCTGTTTACCCAAGCCAGCAATGTAAAAACTACTGACTGCTGGCAAGAATAGTGCCCAATCGGGATTGTGTGCGGATGATAGATTTATTTGTTCCATTATGCTTTCAAGAGCGTTGTAACTACTTTAATCTGCTCTTTAGTGTAGTTGAGTTGGTCAACTAAATCTTTCAGAGTAGTATTTTCTTTTGCTAGTCTTTCTAGTTCTTTTTCTTCATGCATTTGTTCTCTAGCCCATCTCACAACCATCAAATAATCATGATCAGCATTTAAATTTATTGAATTTTCAATATCCATCCAACCAGTACCATTGCTTACTTGAAATTTTTTAGTCGTGCCGTTCCATTGAACAGATCCGGTAACACCTGGTAAATTGTATGAAGTATCATTTTGAAAAAATGGTACACCACCTGAGTGGTTAATTCTAATCATTTAACTTGTCCCGGAAGTAGATATTGATAAGTAGCTACTCCACTGTCAACCGTAATTTCAGCAACACCTTGGTCAGAAATTTTGACGATTTTATCGCCTGACAGATCCATAATTGCCAAGAAAACTTTAACGGGCCACATAAAAGAACGAGCCAATGATCCAGTTACACCAGAGTAAAAAACGAAATTTCCACTGTGGGTAGATGGATCACCAAAATAAATCCTAAGATCACCATTTTCAGTTTTAGTAGCAAAAGTTGTTTCTTCGCTATTAGCCTGATGTTGTTTTTTCAAACGCAAGATACCTGAAACTGTAGGTTCAAAACTAATGTTCCATGTAGCACCCTTAAATGTAGGGCTCTTGACTTTTTCTTCAATAATAGCCTTAGCCATTAGGCGATAATCATTAACAAAATCTTTAGTTTTTGTTTCAAAATGAATTGCTGTAGGAACATCCTCACCATCTTTATTCTGTCTAGTGACATTAATGACAGCATGTTCATCATAGTCATCAAAGCCAAGAATAGTTTTGAGTTTGCCAAGATTAGGCATACCAAACGTTCCGATAAAATCAGCAGAAGGACTATTAAACTTTCCGTTAATAATAACACTTTTATCTTCAGATACGGCGCTAATTTGCGTTTCTGTATCTGTTCCTGTGATTTTGATAAGCTCAATATTGCCTAAGCTGGATGTGTGTTCAATCAAGTCTTGTAAATTATCTTTCATATTTTTTCCTTTATATCTGTTATTTAGGTTACTATAGTGCATATTATAGTGGAATTTATTGCGAAATGCAACATCAATTTAACCAAAAGAAAATAAATCATCAAATGTATTACTAGTATTTGTGTCGCTACGCAAATTCCAATCTAACACACCTAATAAATTTTCAATCTTTTCATCTACTAGTGTTCGTTCCATTTCAGCGTCATCAAATGGCAACTCACAGAACCAACTTGGTAATCTTAGTTCATCAGTTGGATATGCTATTGAAGTAAATCCTAATGGGTTTGATTTAAGTTTACAAACCACTACCTTCATACCGTCTACAATTTTCATTGAGTAATTATCACTGTTTACTTTACGCAAATAGTTATAATTAAGAGCCGCTCTAACGTGACCCGGCATATTAGCTTTACCAACTTTGCTTTTTGCTTCTAGGTCGCCATACATAGTAAGTTTGTTAACTGACTTGGGCGATCCTTTAGTCCAACTATCCTGTGCTGATAACTGACGTTTAAATTCCTTAATGAGTTCAATTATCTGTGCTCTTTGTTCACCAGCAAGAACTCTTTTAAGAACATCCATCAAAAATTCTTGAATGTATTTGGGGGTATCAGCACGTTTTAAATCAAGACCCATAGCCTTAATATCACCTGTTTTACCATTAACATCTTTGCGTTTACCTTCTTTGTCAAAGATATTGATAGCATAACGTTTCTTAGTGATAAACAATGAACGATCGCCGATCAATTCACGACCAGCTTTAATAATTTCACCATTCTTTCTTGGAGCATGAAACGCACGTTCCATGAAAGATGGGAATGAGTCATTGGCTTGATCGGCTATGCTATCATACAACCCAATACACATCTCTTTATTCCAATCTAGCTCACCTTTATCAATTTGTTCTTTGAGTATAGGATATGCTGTGAAATAGCAACTGTCAGTATCGCCATATACAATTGCTTGTCCTTCATGTGAATATGTACCTTCAACTAGTTCATTGATGGTACTCATCATATGGCGAACAATTTGACGACCGCTTAGTGTTACAGATTGACCGATACGCTTATCATAGAAGCGACAATGTTCGTTAAGAAGTGCACCATATGCACTATTAAGTAAAATCTTACGCACTAATTGACGTTTATCCCAATACTCTTTATCTTCGTCGGTAGTTGATTCTTTAAGTTTCTTTTGCATGACCTTACGATCACTGTACCAGCGTGAGAGTAGACCGGGAATCACTCCTTCTTTCTCGTAAGTATAGATAGTACCATTTGCACTAATGATATATGGCTTATGACTGTCAAAGATCAATTTCCATATTTCTGCCGCACTCATTTCTACACTACGGCCATCTTCGTAGTCTACTGTAAGAATAGTACCACGTTCTTGGTTCATAATAGCAGTATATTCTAGTGAACCAAACAAGTTCTCCCAAAGAATACTACCTGTTACGTCATCATCACCTTCTTTGTATCGTTTTTTTTCAGTAGCTAGCCGCCTACCTTTTTCATACATGTATTGGTCAGTGAGTGTTTGTCTGACCTGTGCGACAATGGTTTCTGGGGCCATGTTAAGAGCGCGGATAGCTGAGGGGTAGAGCGAGTTAATATCGACCGCCCCAACCCATTCGTGAACACCTCTTTTGGGAGTAGCAACATAGGCACCTGCTGCTTGTTGGACATCTTCTGCATTTTCAACCTTTCGTTTTTTATCAGGAACAACCAATCCACGTTCGTGGGCTTCATTCATAATTGCCATTTCAATCATTGCTACAGAACCCATTACTGTTGGTAGCAGTACTGTATTCTCATGCGCTAGTTGATTTGCCAATTCTAAGAATTTTAATTTGTTGTGAATTTTAACCAACAACATAGTATCTTGTCTATTATATTCGATAAAGCGTTTGAAGTCTTTATTGTACAATTGGTCAAGAGTACCTTCATATTGAGTTTTGTTTTCACCGACTTCCATCTCACCAATGAAGTCTAGCTTATAGCTATGCCGACTTTCATAATTATACTTTTTGTATAGTTGTAGATAGTCCATGTGAACACGACCAACTAAGTCATAAGTAGTTTCACTTTTACCAAATCTTTCATATTCACGTGGCTTAGGAAGTTGACCCATCAAGCAAAACTTACGAGTATCATCCTTACTCATCACCCTAGTAACACGATTGACCATGTAAGGTATGTCGTATCCTTCCGAGTTCCAACCAGTGAGTACATCAGCATCTTCGATCAATTGAAAGAAAACATCGAACATATCCTTTTCATTATTAAAAAGAATAGTGTTGTCAAATTCTCCCGCAATTTCTTGTGCTGTTTCGGGACTCATATGCTTGGGAGCAATGACTAGAGTAAAGCATTGGTCAAGCCAATCTAGGTAACAGCTAATAGCTGTTACTGGGTTGAAAGGATCGCTTGTGGGGCTAAAGCCCTTTTCAGGATCGAAATCAACCTCAATATCAAAGAAGCAAGTATGAAGTTTGGGTGCATCTACCTTTAAGTAGTTTTCGCTTAAGCATCTAAATATGACGTTAACGTCACTTTCAAACAGTTTTTTACCTGAATGAATCCTACGTTCTTTTTCAAACTCGGCACGTTTGCGAGTTGAAAATTTGCTAACAGCATCTCCGTAAATACTACGATATTTACCTTTTGTGTCGGTAAAGTACATTGTATAGTTAGTAGGAAACTCACGATAAGTACGTTTACCTTCGGGAGTTCGTTCTACGACAAAAATTCTATCCGAATCTCTGTCTAAGATAGCATCTACATAACTCAAAGAGTTTTTCCTACAGTTTCCAAGATTTCGTTCAAATCTTCGTGTTCTTTGTTAGTTTGTCCCAAGCTAGCCTTGTGTGCGATACGAATTGCTTTTTTCAGAATGCTTGGTTTGATTTCCAATTCTTCTGCCACTGCTTTAACTGTGTCAGCTAATCCTTCAGTAAGGGCATCAATTTCATGCATGGTTGCCATGCCTTCATTGACAATTTGTGTAAGTTTAAGCTTAGCTTCAACGCTAAAAGTTCTTGAAGTCATAGGTTCTCCTTTAAAGTATGATAGTATATATGTTAATGTGGATTGAGTCAAGAGTTTTGTGAGGTAAATTTATCCATAGTAACTTAGAAAATAAATATTGGTATGATATTTGAAGAAAAAACAGTTCCAACTACTGCAACCATTTTTACCGCAGATTTTTCGGAATATAAACCTTTATTAGAATTATCCAAAGAAGCTATTTTTGAAGAAAAAATAAAAGATAATGGTGAATCTCTAAATTCTAATGTAAGAGCTAGTTACGTAACATCTTACTTTGCTCATGAGCATAACGAAAAATTTACTCCATTAATTGATTTGGTTACAAAAACAGCCAATGATATAATCAATGAAAAAGATAAGGCTAATATACAATTTCGCTGTTTGAATGCATGGGGAATGGAATATTTATCAGGAGATTATGCATTACCTCATAGGCATTTTCAATGGGCACCTAGCTACTCAGCGATATGTTATATTGATGTTGATGATGATTGTGCTCCTATTATATTTGAAAATCACACGCTTATCAAGCCTAAATCAAATATGTTTATTTTATTCCCCGCATCAGTGTTGCATCATGTGCCTAAAACTAAAGGCAACAGAATTTTAATGTCATATAACTTGATTTAATCCTGCTTTTCAACTAAACGTTTTACTACTGTATGTAGTCCAGGATTTACTTTAAGAGCATTGGGCATCATTAAATGTCTAATATAATTTCGTGTATATTGAACATCATCATTGCTTAAATCTTCACACCAATTAATATTCTTACGTTTGCACCAATTAATAAACTCACTCTTTCTAGTAGAAAGAAACGGCCTTAGTACATTATTTCTTGTTTTTGGGATGACTTTGGGAGTACCATGCATACAAGACCAAAGATAAGTTTCGGTGCAATCATCAAGGTGGTGCCCAGTTATTACAGGACCCAGTGGTTCAAAAAACTTATATCGTTCGTTTCGCCAAAACTCTTCCTGACTTAATTCTTTTGGTTTCTTTTCATGAAGCATACCAACTAGTAGTGGAAGATCACGTTCGGTACAAAATTTGGCAACGAACTCAAATGCCCGTTGAGAATTTTCTGTTCCATGATGATAAAACGCACAAGTGACCTCATGATTTTTTGTAAGAAAATCAGTAATAGCAACACTATCTACACCACCACTTAGTGCAATAGTAAGTTGTTTTGGTAATGGGAAAAGTAATTTAAGCATCTGTGTATGATAACACAGTATGCTTTATAAGTCAAGTATCATTACAGGGTTGTTGCCAGCAGTACCTACCACTTCAAACCCAAAACCCGCATACCATTTGGTTAGGTCAAATGGATTATCTTCGTCCGTATCCGAAACTAATAAGATAGCATCTGCCCCGTTATTAGCCGCATCGTCAATTGCATTGCTTACCAAATCATTACCGATACCTTGACCACGATAGTCATCATCTACATACATGTTTCTTATTAATGCTAAAGTTTTATATCGGTTAGTGATATTGTTTATTAACTCAGGTGTTGCACCTTGACTTTGTAAGTAGTTATTAATATTAGGTTTGTCAGTAGGCATAACATAACCCTCTAGTGAACCACCTTCGGTATGTTGTGAGATTGATTTCTGTTCAGTTATGAATTCAAATGATTTCATTGGAAAATATGGTGATTCTGTTCGCCGTATATCTTAATAAATTTCCCAGCAAGCATATCCGCTTGAGCTTCGATTGGGCTACCTGGATAACTAGATCCTGGCTTAATCATATTCAATTCACCCTGGCGAACGTGTACCAATTCATGGAATACCGTTCTTAATATATCTACTAAATTACGGTTATTAGCATAAACCCAAACACTATTCTCACCATTTACATGTCTACCAGTATGATGGTTGGTTTGTGCTTCTTCAGTATCCATACTTAATTCAATCTTTGGTTTTTTTTCTAATTTTAGAATATCCGATGCCCAATCAGCAAATTTATTTACTTCATCTTCTATGTTTAAATCATCCTCCGTATCAGTTTCATCTAGTTTATTTTTGAGCCAATGATCAGGAGTCTTTTTATATTTTTTTAAAAATAAATTATGTAAAGCTTTTCCTGTAATACTATGCTTATTTGCAATATCACGCATAAGCTTATCTATGGTATCATAGTTGTGCTTTCTTAAAGAAGGTAATCTTTTGGCTAGTTCATTAGCAGCAGATTCCACAATAATTTCATTTGTATTCATAATGTAGTATTTATGTGTATTTAATATTTATTTCGGTTGAAATATTCTGTCTTTCTATTATATTATTATGTAATACAACTGCATCCATTTTTGAATACATAAACGAATTAATGGCATCACTTGGGGTTTCAACAATTGGTTCTTTGGGAATAGTATTAAAAGAAGTATTAAGAAGAATGGGAACACCGGTTAACTCATAAAATTTCCTCAGTAAAAGATAAAGCTTTTCATTTTGTTCTCGGTTAACTACTTGTATTCTACAGGAATTATCTACATGAGTTACAGCAGGAATTAATCCTAATTTATTTGATTTAACTTTAGCACTAAAAAGCATGTAGTAAGAATCTTTTTTTGGTGTCGTAAACCAATCATCTACATATTCTTCTAGTACTACAGCCGCATATGGCCTCCACTCTTCTCTTTTCTTAACTTTAGTGTTTAAATGTTGTTTATTATCATAGCATGGATTTGCAAGTATGGATCTATTCCCCAAAGCTCTAGGCCCAAATTCACTTTTACCTTGATACCATCCTATTATATTATTGTTTTTTAACTTTATTCCAGTGTAATTTATTATTTCTTCAAAATTTAAAGTCTTAACAGAAAAGTTTTTATTAAAATTCTTTAAATTTTGTTTATCTAAAATAGCATTCTTTATGTCATTGTCCGAATATTCTAAACCAATACATCCAATATTAGTTGGCAATATTATTTCTTTTTCTAATTGCCACGCTTTTAGTAATGCTGCGCCTTGATGCAAACCGTCATCATTTGGTGCAGGGGGAATGTGAATGTCCTCAAAAAGTCCTTCTTCAATTAATTTTGAATTAAGTAGTATGTTTAATGCACATCCGCCACCTAAACAAAGTTTTTTCTTTTTGATTTGTTTAGGTAATTTTGAAAAATATTCTAACATTATTTTTTCAAAACAATATTGCGTCCATGCTGCTATGTCTTCTCCTGAAAATTTACATTCTTGATTTTGTATTTCAAGATCTGGTGATACATAAGGTGCTATTTCATGTAAATGCGAATAATTAAACTCATTGTTAGGAATTATGGTAGGTATCTCGTATTCATTTGTTTTTGAAGAATATACCATCATAGGAGAAGGTAAATCAATTACTTTACCATAGGCTGATAATCCCATTACTTTCCCGGGCATTGATTCTATTTCCCATGAATTATTTGTAATGCCTGTCCAATTTAATTTATTTTTTTGTGCAAGACTAAATCCAGAATAATTTACATAAAATCCCCCAACCCCACCTCCATAAAAAGGCGCGTTACCAGAATACACATATGTAGTATATAAATTATTAAATTGTTTATTTTTATAATTACCAATATTTAAGCTAGACCAATTTTCGATATGTACACCGTACAGAATTCTTGCTGTTCCTGTCGTATCGAAAGAGTATACATTAACATCTTCATCTTTAAAAGATGAAGTTAACAATGTTCCCATTGAATGGGATATATGGTGATCTACAATACATATCTCTGCATTAATAAAAATATCTTTGAAAAAAATTTCAGAAGAAATATAATTATGGTGCCGAGTTGTATTTAAATTGGGAGATTCGTGGCTATAATCAGGCATAACCACAATATCTATGTCTTTAGGGGTAAAATTAAATTTAGATAATATATCTACCGCTATAGATTTAGAAAAATTACCATCGTATTTAATTCTAGTAAATCTTTCGTTTGAAATTGAAAAAACTAATTTTCCATCTGCTATTAACGTGAGTCCGGCGCCATGAACCCATTTATTATGTCCTCCTACATTAGCGTTCCAATACCATCCACCTGATACACCTAATATATTCATTCGACCCTCATGATTTCAAAATAGCTAAGATATATATCTTAGCTATAAGGATTGAATAAATTAATTGACCCTATGACGTAGGACAAACCTATTAGGATCTATTGAACTGGCACTATTTCTAGCCATGCGACGATAATCATCTAATCGTTGCAATGCTTCTTCATCATCTTGTGCCTGAATAGTTTCAACTTCTTCACCAGTTCTACTATCATAAATTTCATAATTATTATTTCTACTTGGTGGTTGACCAAATGCAGGCTCAGCAGGACCTGCACTTACTTTTGCTTTAATAGGCTCAATGGGTTTTTGTATACCTCTTGCTCTTTTAAGTAAAGTTATTAAGTCTTGTTTCTGTAATTGACCAGATGAATACTTGGCAAAAACATCAAGTGCATCACCTTTTGTTGTAGGTTTTAATAATTTATATAATTTTTTAAGATATTCGTTACGGTACTTTTGTGGATCACATGCGGCATTCAATGCTACTACGAATCTTAATAGGGTATTTTCTAATTTAGGTATATCTTCATTTAACCAATCACCACCTGGGCTACGAAATTCAATATAGCCTTCTTTGGCATTAATACTAACATATTTGCCAGTAACGCCACTATGAATAAGTTTTGCTGCCTCTACACTTAGTCCCTTTCTCATTTCATCAAAAAAAGTAAGTAACTCAGGTTCACCCTGTATATAAGTGGCTCTAGTCTTTAGACTACTCATTGCACTTTTTGCGAAACTGTTTGCTTCACGATCAAATTCTTTCAATATATATTCATCGCCCAATAATAGTGCAAGTTTTACATAGTCTAATTTTTCACGGCTACACCCAGGTACACTTACATTCATGTGTAAACCTGTACTTCTATTAGTATAACAATTATTGGTTCTAGCCCATTGAACCACTTCATTTAAACTGGTAATCATTTCATCTAATGGCAATGGATTACTTACAAATTCTAAACCTGAATCACTGGGCTCTTTCTTTGATGTAAGACTACCATCTGGTTCAATCGTATAAGTATCATTTGGTTTATTACGACCAATACTTGTCCAATCATCACCTCCACCTGACATATAATAACTACCATGGTAACTATCACTTACTGCTATGTTGTTAAGACCTAAGTCTGACATGAACTGTAAGGCAACTTGTTTTATAGTTCTTTCACCTTCAGCCTCTGGATATGTCCAATATGGCCAAGTAATATCATAGCCTGATTCAATATCACTCATGGATCTAATGCCTGAATCTTGTAAAAATGCTCTTTCATTTGATTCATCATTCATATATTCTCCAAGCATAGATTCTCTAAAATCCTCATCCGCTTGATCATATATTTCATTACCATGACCTTCTTCTACAGCCTTTTCAACTATTTTTTCAAGTTCATCTCTATCTTCGTATTCAATATTTTCTTTTGCCCATTGATATACATGCTCAGTTGGAGAATGATCCCAATCTTCACTTATTTTTTCACTTACCCAATCTGCATATTCTTCTTGTAATTTGCTATGTAATCTACCAACTTCAAATGGGCTATTCCACTCACCATCGGCTTCAAAAAATTCATATATTTGGTCAAGACTTCTTGCAGGTATATCTTCATCATAGTCAGGCTCTGGGCTTGAATCTTCATCTTCACCACCTGCAACATCAGGAACATACATTTCAAATTCCATACCTGCCATGGCACCGGTGCCTGCTGCTAACTGCTTTAATGAGTTTGGACTCATATCTATTTCGTCCAAGACTTGGGTTTCTATTATAAATTCAATGGCTCTCATATTATTATTTAGTTAATTACCCCAATTTGCTAACAATCCAACCTTGTATAAAAATGGAAGATTGTAAACATCATTATAATAAATTTTTATTGCATTATTGATTGCTTTAAATTCTTTTTCACCGGCATGCACTGGGAACAAATACCAATGTTTATTAATAGAACGAGATAGTGTACCTGAAGAACCTTTATTAACACCTAAACTTTTTGCTCCTGCTTTGGTCATTGACTTTTCAAATTTCTTTTGAATTTTAACTAATTCAGGATTACTGTTAGCCTGTTCACTCATATTGACCCAACCCCAACCTGATATTGTAACACCAGGTGTTTTACTTAGGCTAATCCAATTTCTACGACCACCTACTGTTTGACTTTCACCTGCTATTAATTGTATTCCCTGATCTCTAAGTGCTATCTTGTATAATAAATTACCTATACCCATACCACGATATTCTTCATCAACAGTAACAAACTCTACAGTATATGCAGGTTGTAATGGGAAATCTTTTACGCTAGATAATACTAAGTCACCTATTATTCTATCAGCGTTATTAACTATAATAACATGATATTGATTAACATCATCTTTTGGAATAATACCATATCTTAAATCCTGATCATCGGGAACAGGTTTTAATTTCTTAAACATTGCATTTATTTGGCTACTAGCGGCTCGTTCTAATTGACCGAGATAATCCTTACCTTGGCTTGATAATTCAGATTGTGGTATTCTAACAATAGCATCTTGTATTATTTCTTCATCAACTACAAACTCATTAAGCCTCATTATGCACGTTGTTTTTTAAGAATACTACGAATCATCCACTGATGTTTTGATTGAGCATCTAATCTTTCTGCAATAAAGTTAGCGATACCTTGTTTGTTTTCACCTTCAGCACTAGCAAAACATTGGTTCAGTAAATCAATTAATTTAGCATTGTCATGGTAAAGTTCTTCAAACATTAATTCTGCTCTAGGTACTTTAAGTTGATCTTCAATGATACTAAGTTCTTGAAATCTAGTAAAGCTACCCGGAGCGTATACATCTAGTGTTCTAATATACTCCGCTATTTTGTCTATAGAGTTATTATAAACTTCTTCATACAATTTGCCAAAGAATTCATGATACTGTGGGAAGTTATCTCCTTCCACATTCCAATGAAAATATTGAACTTTAACAGAAAAGCTATACACACTTCCCAATAATACTTTTAAGTTATCTGCTAACATCATTTTGGATATCCTTTTCTATTCCAATAAAAATCATAATCTTTCATTTTTTCTTTTTTCCTTGGCAATGAGCCCGTTGTGAGAATCCTTTTGGATGACTACAATCTATACTTCTCTTATATTTATTGCTCCACTTTTCTTCTAATTCTTCCTGTTCACTGGTAAGAGTCATTATACGATAACCACCTTTATTTTTAAAAGGACCATATTCTTGTTCATAAGAGCCAGGCATTGGTAAGCCTTTCGTTTCACTTATGCCTTGAAGAATTGAACTCTCGGTAGTTTTCTTTTTAGTAGCAACATTTATTGCTTTGCCGTGACGTTCTGGGTTAGGATCTTCTCTACGCTTTCTAGCAGCCGCACTAGCACGACCTTTTTTACCTAAATTCTGTGCTTTACTTTGTGGTAAACATTTTGGTTTACCCTCACTATCATCACCTCTAGCGCAAGCACCACGAATCTTACCATTAGGTCCAAATCTTACCCACTTCTCTTTGAACCATTTATGTAAATTTTCATCAGTTTGTTCTATACCTTCTAATATAGAACTTTCACTCTTTGTGCCCCAGTTGCTAGCGCCCTTCTTACGACATTGTACTAATGCACCACTAGCATATGCACTGGGCCATACTTTATAACGGCTCTTAACTTTATAGTAGCAAGCATCTTTCTTTTCGTTAATCATTTCTTCACTAAACATTGGGCCACCACATTCAGGACATTGTTGGTGATCTTCATTAGTGTTCTTCACACAGTTAGGATATCTTTTTCCAAACATGGTCTTCATACCTTCTTTATGATAACCTTTCCAACAAGCTTCGTCAAGTTCTTTTGCTGTCATTGTTTGCTCCCATACTTGACTATCTTCTCCGCGATTTTTATCCCAAAAATGTTTACCAGCTCGTGTTTGATCACTGCTGCGACGAATAGTAAACCCAAGACTCTTTACATAATCATAAATGGTTTTGGCAATGCCCTGACCACGAAACTCCTCATCTATAGCAAGATCAGCAGGTACTAGAGTACTACCATCACGGTCAAATACTACATAACCAGCTTGATATCCATCTACAGATGGACGAATGATTACCTCAGCTCCATCAGCCGCAACATTTAATTTTATACCACCAATGTCAACATTAGTGCCTTCCGCCATACTTTCTCCGCCACCGCCATCACCACCGCTTTCGCCGGATTCTCCACTACTATAATAGCCATAGCCCGGGAAGAAATATCTGCCTAATGATCTTGAAGTTTTTTTGTTTTTCTTTTTTCGACCTTCCGCTACACCTTGCTGACCTTCTTCTATATTTTGTAAAACTTCTTTAGCGTGGGGCAGGACCTGTTGTAAAGTAGGGCATTTACTTTTTCCATATCCCAACTCTAGCAAATCTTTCTCACTAATCTCA